TCCGTCGTGTCTATACCATTTTTGAACTGATGAAACGTGCCTGAAGATGAAGAGCCCAACGGAGAAGGAAAGAAAGGAGTCGGCTCCCCGTCGTGCTTACAGCCCCGGGGAGATTATCGCCCGTAAGTATGAACCCCTTCCGTGGGGCCCCCGGTGGAGCGGTCCGTTCGGCTGTCCGGACATTAATGAACTGTGGTTTATCAGCGGGCAGTCGGCCAGTGGCAAGAGTTCTTTCGTGATGCAACTTGCCTACGAGTTGTGCGGTTACGACAGCGTGCTTTATCTTTCCTACGAGGAGGGACTGAACCAGTCGTTCCAGCAACGCCTGATCCGTTTTCACATGGACGATATGCGCGGGCGTTTCCGTGTCGCGATTGATGATACGCTGGAGGAGCTGACGGAACGCCTTGCACGTCCGAAAAGTCCGCATTTCATTATCGTGGACAGCTTCCAGGTGGCCGGGTGGACCTATGACCAGGTCAGCACGCTGGTCAAACGTTTCCCCCGGAAGAGCTTCATCTTCATCTCCCAAGAACATAAGGGGCAGCCTATGGGCAAGGCCGCTGTCCGGCTCCGTTATCTGGCGGGGGTGAAGATTCGTGTCGTGGCTTACAAGGCCTTTTGCCAGGGACGTGCGACGGAGAATCCCGGTAGTTATTTTGTGGTCTGGGAGGAAGGCGTTTTAAGGACAAGTAATAATTTATAAACATCATAGGAATGAGCAAGTTCAAGGAAATTATCGAAATCATGGCTCCGGTTTACATCAATCCGAAACCGGAAGGAGTTCAAGCGCGTGAGACGTATCACTCTGACGGTCACGTGTGCAGTTGTTGCAAGGGCAACCGGTGGTTCTGGGGTGAGGACGAAATGGGTGAGCGTGTGAAACGTGACTGTCCCGTTTGTAAGGGCAGCGGCAGCCTCGACGCCGTGATAACCGTCGAGTGGACCCCATCAGCAGTACGGCCGTAAGGAGGTGGAATTTGATGAGGATGACCTTCCAGAGGAGGAAACAATGTACAGCCAGTATCAAAAAAGAGATTTTGCGATTTCAACATATAATTATTAACGTTTAAAATTTTACTGAAATGATTACAGAAAAACAGAAAGAGGCAGTAAAGGAACTCTGCCGGTATGTGGACGAGTTTTGTAAAGAGAACGGCCTTAGCGCCTTTATGAGCGTCGCGGCCAGTGAGGATCATCCTGACGGTCTTGAACAGATAGCCGGTTCGATCATCATCGGTGAGAGTGATCATATTCTCGGCTCCATTTCGGGGATTGTCAAAGCAAATAAGAGGGCTTATATGCTGCTGTCCGTGGCGCTCATGCAGGCCTACACGAGGAAGGCTGACATCAACGCCGTCCCGTTCGGTGGAGATTTGAATATGAATTGAAACAAGCCATGTAAATAGTCATGAGTAAGGACAATAAACAGAGTATAATGAACTTCCGCAGGTTTTACGCTTCCTTCAACCATCTGCCCTGCATGGGTGACCGTGAGGATCTCAAACGTCAGATCGTACGGGAGTACACGTGGAACCGCACGGACAGCCTCCGTGAGATGAGCCGCGAGGAGTACAACGCCTGTTGCGAGGGGCTGGAGAAGCTGACCGGGCGGAAGGACGAGCTGAAACGGAGGCGCAGCGTGTGCCTCCGCCTGATGCAGCGTCTGGGTGTCGATACCGCCGACTGGGCACGTATCAACAATTTCTGCCAGCATCCCCGGATAGCCGGCAAGCCTTTTGCCCGTATCGGGCTGGAAGAGCTGGAGACGCTTTCAGTGAAGCTCCGGACGATCGAGCGCAAGGGCGGACTCCAGCAGAGGAAAGACGTGAGAGAATCGGGCGGCATCGCCTATGTGTTTATAGACCCGAATGCCCCCAAATGTTAAATATCAACCTTTTAAAAAACAAGAACAATGAGTGACGAAACAAGACAGGCCGTCATTATGACGGACGAGGAGAAAGCTGAGTTCGAGGCTTTCAGGAAAGAGAAGGCCCGCAAGGCCAGACAGGAGAAACAGAAAGCCGACCGTGAGGCTTACAAGCAGATGGTGGACGAGGAAATCGAAAAATCCATCCCGGTACTGATTGCCATCAGCGGGCAAATCAAAGAGAGCAAACAGCGTGTGCTGGATAACTTCCGTGATATTCTGGCTATGAAATCCGACCTGTTCGGGGACCGTATCAAAGATGACCAGCGCACGCACACTTTCACCAATTCAAAAGGTGACCAGCGTATCACGTTGGGTTTCTACGTGACCGATGGCTACCGTGATACGGTAGAGGATGGCATCGCTATCGTGAAGGAATACATAACCGGGCTTGCACGTGACGAGAAAACGAAGGCACTGGTATCGATGGTGCTGAAATTGCTCTCCCGTGATGCCAAGGGTACGCTGAAGGCGAGTCGTATTGTACAGCTGCGTAAGATTGCTGAGGAAAGCGGTGACGAGCAATTTCTTGAAGGCGTACGCATCATTGAGGAAGCCTACCAGCCGGAGGTTAGCAAGCAGTTTATCCGTGCCGAACGTAAGGATAAGAACGGAGTTTGGATCCCGATTCCTTTGGGAATGACGGAATCATAAAAGAACAGGGATGAAACGGTTTAACACTCAGACAAGATTTGTTCCCTTGAAAATAGACGATAATTTTAAAGTGGAACATATTCTATCAAAAGACGGAAAAGTGAAAGATTTTAAAACGCGAAAAGCAGTTGAGAAGTATTGTAAAGAAAATCATTGTATTTATTGCGAGGAAAAATTCATCTTTTACAAATAACAATAAAAAATGAAACAACAGATAAAGAAAGAACCGAAAGTAGCCCTGTGCCGGCGTTGCCATGGCACGGGTAGAATTGAAACCGGGCGGCTCTTCCGTAGAGCGGAGGTCTGTCCCCAGTGTGAAGGTAGCGGACGTGTGACGGTCAGCGCGGAAATGGCGCTGGATATCCGTCCTTACAAACCCAAGGAAAAGCCCGTGGAGGATTAGTAAGTTATGGGAAAGCGGCACGGAGTGAGTTACCAGAAGCGTGTGGCTGATATCAACAGGATATATGACCAGTATGTCAAGACCGGTGTACCTAACCGGGAAATTTGGCGGCGGTACATATATCCTGTGTATGGTATTAGCGAACGTACTTTTTATAACATCCTGAACGCTTCGGCCGATCCCAAGAACGACTTGCCGGAAGACACGCAACTGTTTTTCAATTTTGGTGAGGAATGAATATGAAAGAGTTTTTTGAAGTATTGGAAGAACATGCGGACGCTGCTATTTTTATAGCCTTCTTTGTCTATATGCTGGCGGATTGCATCACCTCCAATTTAAGAAAGAAATAATAAATATCGTATAATATGGAAGTAATTGATATAATGCAGCACATTGATGAGTTGTTACAGGGGTATTCCAATGAGGAATGCGCCCGAATTCTGAAAGAAGTGGTAAATGGATGCCAGACACGTATCGAGAGCTGTGAAGAAGGTGTATATACAGACTTATAGCGGATAATCCATGAACAAGGATGTGAAGGTTATCATCGGCCATATCCTGGACGACCTGCGGGTGGAACTGGGTGACGAGTTCAACCGGAACTTCGAGCGGCAAGCCTTCTTCTCCGAGGCGTGGGCACGCCGCCGGAGTCCCACCCGTCCCGGCGGGCATATCCTGGTGGACAGCGGTGAGCTCCGGCGAAGCATCCAGAGCCGGACAACGGAGAACAGTATCACCTTTTATACTACGCTTCCTTACGCGGCCATTCATAACGACGGTGGCGAGATTGTGGTGACGGCGAAGATGAAGCGTTTTTTCTGGGCGAAGTACTATGCCGCCACCGGAGCTTTCGGACGCAAGAAGGACGGCAGCCCCCGCAAGGACAAACATACCACCCAGCTGTCATCCGAGGCGGAGTTCTGGAAAGTGCTGGCGCTTATGAAGGTGGGCAAGACTATCAGGATTCCTCGTCGCCGTTTTTTGGGTACGTCCCCCGAGGTGGAACAGGCTGTGCGTGAGATTATCGAGGAGAATATAACGGAATACTTCAGTATTGATTTTGAAATAAACAGAAAATGAGAAAGGAACTTTACAACATGCTCTGCGAGCGTCTGAAGGAGGTGGACGGCGGGGCGGTCAGACACATCGACCTCTGGAACCATAATGTGGAGTTTATTGAACAGGAAGACGGTTGGGCCCGACCGGCTGTTTTCGTGGAGTTCTGCCCGATCCGGTGGAACGCCATTGTCAGCGGTGTTGAGTACCGCGCCGAGCCTGTGGTGAAACTGCACGTTGTCACGGACTGGTCGGGTTCGGCATCGGATGCCAGCTCTTTCCGCGAGGATGCCTTGCAGGTGTTCGACCTGCTGGACAAGATTCATGAAGCACTCACGTGCATGGAGGGTGAGACGTTTACCTGTTTTGATCTGGTGGAGAGCCAGACAAACCACAACCATGAGGATATCATGGAGAGTATCGAGGTTTACCAGTGTGTGGCATTCAGACGGTTGCAGGATTGATATTGTTATGAGAACGGCCGGAGGCATTGCTCCCGGCCGTTTTTTTTATAGTTCTTTTATGCGTTTGTTGGCAATATCCACGTATTTCTGTTGAAGCTCGAACCCGTAGAAATTCCTTCCATTTTTTAAGGCTGCCACTGCCGTGGTGCCGCTTCCCATAAAGCAGTCGAGTACCATATCTCCCGGTTTCGTGCTGTCAAGTATCAGCTTTTCTATCAATTCCACAGGTTTCTGCGTGGGATGCACTTTCTCCCCGTTTGTTTTTTTTGCCCCGCTGTTGAAAGCCGGTATTCCCCGGATGATATTCCGTGCACCTTTTGCCTGGAATCTGGTATTCAGCGTGCTGAAGATAATCAACTCGTGCTCGTTGGTGTAAAAGTTTCCACATCCTGACCCTTTATCCCATACAAGCAGGTTTCTCGGCTTGATATCCTCGAAGAGTCCAAAGTAAAACGCGTAGCTTCTCCAGTCACAGAACCAATATATGCATCCGTCCGGTGCCAGTATCCTTCTGAATTCCCTGAACAGTTCCCGGTAGAATGGTACACAGATGGCAAGGTCTGCCGCCTGGGCTGATTGTCCGTCATGTGTCATTCCGAGGAAGTAAGGTGGGTCACAAATAATTGTGTTTATATTTTTTACCCCCCCCCATATAGCCAATGGACTTGATGCCGTCCAGGCAGTTGCAACAATGAATTTGATTGATTTTTAGTTCCATATTTTCTTGATTTAAAAAGTTTTCCTATCTTTGTCATCAGAATAGCGTTGGAGGTTCAGTGCCGGATTGTAGTTCCGGAAGATTGTCTCCTCCGCTATTTCTTTTTTATGTGGCTGTACAGTTCCCTGCTGTCCGATATGCTGTGCAGCACGAATTCCCCCCAGTCGTACTCCCTGACGATTACCAATGCTTTCTCCCCATGTACTTCCGTTTCGAAGATATGTGACTGCACCACTCTGGGAACCCCCTTGTGGTTGTCTGCCGTGCCCAGGTATTTGGCCTTCCCCAATACGGAGGCGATATCGAGCAGCATCCGGTTCTTCGCCTCGAAGAATTTGAACGGCTGGTTGGTCCATTCGTTGATGGATTTGCGTGTGACCTGTATTTTGTGCGGGAAGTCCGGGTTCGTGACCGTGGTCCCTTGCAGTGCCTTCGCCTTGTGTCGTGTGGTCCTGGCGTCAGCCCTGGCCATCTCCCTGACAATCCTGCACGCGGCGCACAGCTCGTTCTCCGGTATCTTTTTTGCCAGCTCCGCCTTTTTTGCCAGGTTGCAGCTGCCGCACTGCCGTATGGTGTAGGGGTTGTAGTCGGGCACCGCCTTCTCCTGCTTCCCGGGGTTGAACCGGAACATCTCGCCTTTCCCGTCCCCGAACACGCTCTCGGCCCGTCTTCTTGCCTCGTCCGCCGGTGTTGCCGGGTATTTGGACTTTCGTACCTGCACCACGTCACAGCGGCAGTTCCACCCGTTTGGCGGGAAATACTCCTCCCAGAACGGGTCGCCGGGTGGCAGTGTTATGCCGTGGAGTTCCGCGTGCTCGGGACGTACCTTGTCGTCGCCGGCTGTGCGATATTGCAGGTGGTAACGGTCCCCGTCCCGGATAAACCTCTCCCATTTGGCCGCCATTTCGGCCGATGCCTGCACGAAGTTGTATTCCGCCCGCAGGTAGTTCGAGTTGTACGTTTCGTCTATCTTCCGGACATCGTTCAGAAAGCGTTCGAACGGCTTTCTTTCGCCGTTCTCGTCCAACAGCGAGGGGAATGCCTCGTTCAGTTCATGGAAGGTTTTCATTCCGGAGAACACGTAGTCGGACCGTTGGAGCCTGCGCCGCATCGTGTCCGTCATCTCGACCTTCTGGAACGATGAGTCGAGTGCTGCGGCGTGTGCTTCCGTGAACTCCCTCATCTTCGGCGTTTCAAGCACCTCGATACGTAACTGGGAACCCTCCAGCTTGTAGAGTGTCTGCATCATCCCGTCGAACAGCGAGGAGAGCTCCCGCCGTATCTCCCGGATGCGTTCCTCCCTTCCGGCTTCCAGCTGTGCCGTCATGTTTCCCGTCAAGCGGGCGTATCTTTCATGGAGCCCCTCGTAGTCGGAGGGGCTCAGTCGAAAAAACGGGACGGTCGCATATTTCCGGCTTTCTTCTTCCCGTCCTTTGTGCCCTTACCGTCATCTTCCGGTTCCTTCCCGGGTAGTACGGGAGCCGCCTGCTGCCTTCTTTCCCCTACCGGCATCCCGTATTTCCCTTCGAAGTATTTCCCGTCCACCTCATAGTTGGCCAGCACCATCTCCTCGTACGCTTTTTGCTGTTCGGGGGTATAGTCCACCGAGTCGTCCCATTCGAAGCGCATCCCCTTCACCGGAAACCCGTGCTTTGCCATGCGCGGTATGAGCTGGTTGTTCACGATGTCTTTTAGCATCCTGCAATCCCTCTCCACGAGGTTCTCGAATACTTCCAGGTGCGTTTCCGATTGCGAGAGGCTGGATCCGTCCTCGATGGTCATGGTCTGCCCGATAACAAGCTTGGAGAGCTCGGAGTTTGCCCGGTCCACGCGTTTGTCATAGACATTGAAGGCGTCGCCCCTTGTGCTCTCGACCACATCGATGTCCGTTCCCTGCTGGAACACGCCCCACAGGCTGGCACCCATACTGTCCATCATCTTCTCCATCTTGGCCAGTTCCTTCTCGTCCCTGGTCGTTGTTTTTGCGATGCGCATGGGCATCCCGAATATTTCGGCGAAGGTGTCCCAGAAGGCGAGCGCGTTCTTCTTCGGTATGGTCTGCGTGGCGGCCTTGAGGAACAGCCCGAGGCTGTCGGGGCTTCCCGCCTCTATGAGCCACTCGGTAAACGGCGGTTTCCGGTATTCTATTCCTGTCGTCCAGTCTTGCCCGAGGTCGGTGATGACCCGTCTGTATTCGGGGATGACATGCTTTCTGGGAATGAGCGTCACCCCATCGAAGCACGGGCAGCCGTCCCCGTCAGTGGTGACCTCCCCGAGCTCGATGAGCGAGTGTCCCCAGTATATGGAGTCCAGCGCGTACCCCATGAGCTGGAGGAACCATTCCTGGTTGAAATAGTGCAGCGCCTCCTCTTTCTCGTTACCTCCCTGGTCCGTGATCTTGTAGGTCCGTGCCATGACGAACCCCTTGCGCTGCTCGATACATCCGGAAAGGTGCAGGTCCACCTCCACGTCGCGGTATATGTCGTAGAGTGCCGCCCTGTTGGGGCTGTCCACGTTGATCGCCAGCTGCCATGCGTTCCTCCAGTCCTGTATGTCCTTGCGTGTGAGCGCATCGGTGGTCCGCTGGAGCTCGACCACCAGTTTTCTGACCTTTTTGCGGTCGCTTTCCCTTGCGAGGTTGAAGTCCCCGTACTTTGTGCGCAGGATGTCTTTTTTTCCTCCCGCGAACCTCTCCCTGATATCTCTGAACAGTTTCATATCCTTACCAGTTGTACCGCTGCTTTTTCTGGCAGCCGTAGATGAATGATCCGTTTGCAATCTCCCCGTTCTCGTCCGTGAGGACGGGCAGGTCCGGTACTATCTTTCCGGCCTGCACGCCCTCCAGCCATTTGACGGCCCTCTCGTAGCGTTCCTTGCGTATCTCTATTCCCATATTCTGCGGCAGTGACGCCGCCATGTGGTATAGTGCAATGTCGCAGGTGAACATGACGATGAGCCTGTTGCGTTTTTCCCCCTCGGCGGCGAACACTGCCGGGCAGTCGTACTTTGGTCGCAGGTACGAGGCTATCTCCTCCTGTGCCTCATGCTCGGCGTTTGTCCGGTTTTCCGTACTGGTCCGCGAGATGACTTTCAGCGCGTTTTCCCCGACAACCACCCGGTAATCCTCTTCAGTGATAAACATGCCCTCCTCCTTCCTTTATCTGGTTACGAAGAGCGCCCGTTTCTCTATGTCCGCCGCCGTCACGCCCTTCTTGAAGCGGTGCCTTGCCACGAGCTCCTTGACGGTCTTTTTGGGTACCACCTTGAGCCCTTTGTTGATATATATCACGTAATACTTCAGTCCGGTCATGTCTGCCATCCTGACCGCCTTCTTCACGGCCCGCCTGTATCTCCATGCGAACCACATTCTTTTTATGAGTCCTTTCATTGTCACCAGCTGTTTTTTGAGGCTCTCCGGCGTCTGCCGAGCCTCGGTTTGTAATTCTGTTCCCTTGTGTTCCTCTGTAGTATCCAGATGGCGCCCTCGTCAGCGTCCGGCGCGTCGTCATGTATCCGGCTTCCCCGTTCGAGCGCCAGTGTCTGCTCGATGCCCACCTGCATGTCAGGGCTTTCCCTGAGCGCCTCGTTGTAGAATATGAACCCGCGCTCCCATAGCGGCGAGACGGCCTCGATGCGCTGTATCTTGTCCGGTTTCTTGCGGTAGTCCCCGCTGATCGGCAATTGGTACCCCCTGCGGTTGCCTTCTTCGGTGAACTCGTCCAGGATGGTATCTTGGAGGAAGTTCGCCTCCATGAAGAAGCTGGCCGCCACGCCTTCGGGCAGGTCCTCGTACAGGTTGTACAGCCAGCGTACCATTCCCGTGACGCTGTCCTGGCGGACATAGCAGTCTATCAGGTGGAGCTCCGTCCCGATCTTTCCCCAGAGGCGCGATGCCTTGTAGTCATTGGCTGTCGTGGATTTGAACGAGGGGTCGGTGTAACATACGAGCATGTCGTATTTCCAGAGCGGCAGCGCCTTTTTGAAACGTATCCATTCCGCCCTGAAGATGGTCCCGTCAGTGATGGGGTTGTGCATCATTTCCTTCTCCCATGCCCGATAGCCGACGAAATCCCTGTACTGCTGTGCTTCCTCCTTCGTCCACTTCTCTTTCCATACGGGTTCCCCGTTTTTATCCACCGCCTTGATTTCGGACACATGCACGCCCTTGGATGCGGCGATGTTTGCCAGTACCGATTTCTTTGAGATGAGGTTTCCCACCATGATGAATCGTCCGCGCCCTACGTCAAGTGCCCCGAACAGTGCTTCCTTCACCCAGTCTGTCAGTATTTTCACCCGCGCTTCATTCCGGCAGAGTTCGTCGTCGTCCAGGTCATCGATGACGATGTAGTCCGGACGTGCTTCCCGCTCCCTGAGCCCGCGGGGTGACTGTCCCCGTCCGCAGGCGAGGAACTTGACGCCCTGGCGTGATGTGAACTCCCCTTCCGACCATTCCCCGGCACTTTTCTGCTCCCCGAAGTCGGCTATGAGGCGCTGGTTGTATTCCAGTTCGGCCTGTATGTCTCCGAGCAGCCGGATGGCGCTGTCCTCCGATTTGCCGACCACCACCATGAAGTTGATGAGCCGTTTGGGCTGGAACATGAGCCATAACGGGATGAATATGTCGAAATGGGTGGACTTGGCATGTCCGCGCGGCCATTTGAACACGGCCTTCAGGTTGGGCGTGCCCTTGACCTTCATCGCCGCCGCATTGTGGAACGGCGCGTTGTGTATGGTCCGGATGACCTCCCCGGTCACCTTGTCACGGAGCTGTAGGAAGTGCGGGAAATAGTACTCGCAGAAAGCCGCGTAGTCGTTTTGCAGCCTTCTGATGCGTTTCTCCTTCTGTACGGCTGTCTCGTGCGAGAGGCCGGAAAGGTCTGTGAGTGACTGGATGCGCTTGCAGTGTTCCTGCCACTGGGCGTATCTTTGTTTTATTTCCGCCTGGGTTGCCATGTCACTGTCCCCCCAGGTTTGCCCCCATGCTTTCCACGATGTACTTGTCCTGGTAGCGGTTGATAGCCTTGATCAGTTCCGGTGTCAGTTCCGGATCCGTCTGGGAGCGGTATTCAAGCCATTTTGAGAATGCCATGAATACCTCGATGGCGTCCACCACGTTTGCCTTCTTGTCGAGTTTCTCGATGACCGCCGAGAGTTTTGCCAGCTTGTCGCCGAGCCCGGCGATCATCGTGGCGTCCTCGGATGCGTTCACCTGTTCTATGAGCTTGTCTATGGTCAGCAGCAGCTTGTTCACCAGTTCGGGGCGGGTGATGTTTTTCGCCGCCCTTGCTTCCTTCCATTTCCCTTCAGTACACCATTTGGACACGGTGACTGCCGAGACCCCGACCTTGTCGGCGATCTCCTTCTGTTCCATACCGGAAAGGTACAGTGCCCTTGCCAGCGATTTCTTCTTTTCGATCTCTTCCTTCTTCATAAAAATGTGTGTAAAAGTTCATGAATCACGGGCAAAGTTGCGTCCGGGCGTGCGGGGTTTCCAAAAAACGCTGAAATGCTTTCATAGAAGTGTGCAACCGTTTCATACTTTTTTGGAAGGCGGCTTCTTTCACTTGTAATATTGCGGCGTGAAACTTGAAAAAAGCAGAAAAGAGAAATGAGCAAACGAGTACGGATTTCAAACAGTGTCCTGAACGGCTACGGTTTCCGTGTGCTGACTGAAGGGATGGACATCGGGCAGTATTGCCGTAACCCGGTGCTGCTGGACATGCACGAGCGTGGTAATGTGATCGGTTATATGAAGGATGTGAAGGTGGATGGTGACGAGATTACCGGTGAGCCGGTGTTTGATGAAGCGTCAGAACTGAGCCGGCGCCGCAAGAAACAGTGGGAGTTCGGCAGCATCCGGATGGTGAGCGCGGGGATAGACATCCTTGAGGTGAGTGACAGCGCGGAGCATCTTGTACAGGGACAGACCCGGCCGACCATTACCCGCAGCAAGCTCACCGAGGTGTCCATCGTGGATATCGGTGCTAACGATGACGCCATCGTGCTGACGAGGGACGGTGTGAGGATAGAGCTCGGCAGGGACGGCGAGTGCCCCTTGCCGCTATTGGATAACAAACCCAAAAATCAAAATTTTATGGATCAGAAAATTCTGGCCCTGTCGCTGGGCCTGCCGGAGACGGCTGATGAAGCGACAATCAATTCCCGCCTGGCGGAGTTGAAAGCATCGAAAGAGGAGGCGGACCGCCTGCGTTCGGAGAATTCCGCCCTTCAACTGGCACGTGTCACGTCGGCGGTTGAGAAGGCGGTGAGTGAGAAACGTATTGGCGAGGACAAGAAACAGCAGTTTATCGATCTTGGCAAGAAAATCGGTGCGGAGGAACTGGAGAATACTTTCGCTGCCATGTCCCCGCAGGTGCGGCTCAGTTCGGTCATCGGTCACCAGGGCGGTGTTCCTACGGGCACGCAGCCTGTTAGCTACAACAAGCTTTCCGATGTTCCGGTTGACAAGTTGGAGGAAATGCGTGAGAAACAGCCTGCCGAGTACCGGAAACTTTACAAGGCCGAGTACGGCATGGAGTGTGAGATTTGAAGTCAAACCTTTTTTTAAAACAGAAAAGAAAATGAGTAAGAAAGTACTTATGTTTTGTATGGCCCTGTTGTTCAACGGTGTGACCGGGGCTGTTTTTGGTGCGGTCTGCGGCATTCCTGCCGCCTTGTCGGCGTTGGGCATGAATGCCGTGGCTGCCGTGGTGGGTGCGCTTCCGGTGGAACCGGGAATCCTGCGCGCCGGTGTGTACAAGGAGATTTGGACGGGCGAACTGGTGAAGTACCTGCGCCGCGGTCTGGAGGCGACGTGGCTGGACGGTATTCCCGACAGTTCCTCGCTGGTGAATAACGACGTGATCCACCTGGTGGATGTGGGTGTGGACCCGGACGTGCTGGTGAACAACACCACGTACCCGATCGACCTCCAGGCACTGGACGACGCCGACCTGACCATCAGCCTCGACAAGTTCCAGACGAAGGTGACTCCCATTACTGACGATGAACTGTACGCAATCAGTTACGACAAGATGTCGCGTGTGAAGGAGAGCCACGGCAACGCCATCAACGACGCCAAGTTCGCCAAGTCCGCCCATGCCATGTGTGCCAAGGAGAATACCGCCAAGACGCCTGTTCTGAAGACCACCGGGGAAAGGGACGAACAGACCGGACGCCTGAAGATGCGCATGGCCGATCTCATCGAGCTTAAACGCTCCCTGGACAAACTGGGCGTTCCCGCCGCCGGGCGTCGTCTGGTACTGTGTTCCGACCATGTGAATGACCTGCTGGGCGAATCGCAGAACTTCCGTGAGCAGTACAACATCAACCGCACGGACGGTACGGTGGGACGCCAGTACGGATTTGACATCTACGAGTTCGCGAACAACCCGTTGTACACCACTGCCGGAAAGAAGAAAGATCTTGGTGCCACTGCCGCCGCCGGCGAGTTCCAGTGCTCCTTCGCGTTCTACACCCAGCGTGTGTTCAAGGCCACCGGCTCGACGAAGATGTATTACAGTGCCGCCGAGACCGATCCGGAATACCAGCGTAACAAGATCAACTTCCGCCACTATTTCATCTGTATGCCCAAAAAGGAAGATGCCGGTGCGGTCATGATGAGCGGTTATGAAGCGGCGTAAAATATGGGAAGAATAAAATTTTTGGTCATCCATTGCACGGCCACGCCTGAAGGGCGCGAAGTCAGCGGTGCCGAAATCCGTTCCTGGCACACGAATCCCGTCTCGAAGGGCGGGCGCGGCTGGAGACAGGTGGGTTATACCGACCTGTTCCACCTGAATGGCGGCGTGGAGCGCCTGGTGGACAACAACGAGGACGCGAACGTGGACCCTTGGGAAATCACCAACGGCGTGGCCGGCTATAATTCCGTCAGCCGTCATATCGTGTATGCCGGCGGTGTAGCCAAAGACGGCCGGACTCCCAAGGACACGCGTACGGCGTGTCAGAAGCGTGCGCTTGAGAAGTACGTGAAAGACTTCCACCGCCGTTTCCCTGACGTGCGTATCGTGGGTCATAACGAACTGGCGGCGAAAGCCTGCCCCAGTTTTGACGTGCAGAAATGGCTTGTTTCAATAGGTATCAGACAATCATAAAAAGTGATCATGGACACGAGCGTACTCTTGAACTGGATATTTGGCGGCGGCCTTCTGGCCGCTCTGACGGCCCTTGTAACGTTGGGCCCCACGGTCAGGAAGGCGAAGGCGGAAGCGGAAAAGGCGAAAGCCGACGCAGAGACCGTGCGGATAGACAACACGGAGCACGCCACGCGTATCCTGATCGAGAATATTGTAGAACCCTTAAAAAAAGAACTTAGTGCGACACGAAGAGAGATGGCGCGTTTGCGCAAGGCTATTGACGGTGCCAATGATTGCCTTCACCGTGCTGACTGTCCTGTCCTTCATGAGCTGCGCGAGCTCCCGAAAACAGACCCGGAGCTTGACGACGGTGAAAACCGCGTCAGGCGTGGACAGCGCAAGGTCCGGGCGTCGGGGGCTGGTGATGGCGGGCCTCCCGGCATCGGCGCTGACGTTGAAAATTCCGGTTCCTGACCTGCTGGCGCTTCCTGCCGGTGCCTCCTATCATGGTAAAAACGGGCAGGCTGGCGTGGATGTGACGTCCAGGGGCGACACACTGGTGGTTACCTCCACCTGTGACAGTCTCCAGCGTCTGGTCCTCTGGTATGAGGAGGAACTGACACGTATCCGGGGCGATACCGTGAGTGTTTCGGAAGTTTCCGAAACGGAGTTCAAACATCGTTTTAATCCCGTTAAAATCGCCCTCATTGCCTTTATCGCCGGTGTGGCATCCGGCATAGTATTAACCGTTTTAAAAAAGAGACGACTGTATGAAAAATAACAAGAATTTCATTTATGGCATCGCCGTCGTTACGTTCGGCGCCATGACTATCGGCTGGATCGAGAAGGGCAGCTGGGACTGGGGCGGCACGAAGCCCGAGAGTGTCGATGTTGAAGCCGAGCAGGTTCCCGACGCTCCCGTGCTGACGCTCTTGCAGAAGAACGGGCAGGTATCGCCTACGTTCAACCTTATCCAGCTGGACTATAAGAACATCAAGGCCGTTTTGGGCGGCACGCTTGTAGGGCCGGAGGATGCTCCGACCGGGTGGAAGGCCCCGACCGAACTGGTAAACCTTTCCGGTCTCTGGACCATCAAGTTCGTATCCGGGCAGACGATGTCCATCCCGAACGGTACTATCCTTGCGAACCTCGGCGGGAAGCTGACGCTGACGGAAGTTTCCAAGCTGGAATGCCAGCTGAAGGTGAACAAGCCCGAGGACGGCTCTTCCCCTTACGAAATCAATGACACCGCGGCAGTGGAGGGCTAACGCATGGACGAGCGTGAAGCGAGAAAGGTGCAGAGGGAGGCGTCCGAGGCATTGCTTGACCTGGGTGTCTCCCTTCCGCTGAAGGAATGGCGCCTGCCTTTCATGAAACGCCCCGTCCGGTGGAGGGTGACCATGCGGCGCCCGCGTCTTGCCGGCCAGATATGCATCGTGCGGCTCTATCTCTCGATGGGTGTCTCCCCCGAGGAGGTTTCCGCCTTTTCCGGGCGTGAGCGTCTGGAGTTCCTGGCACGGAACGGCGTCAAGGTTTCCCGGATGGTTGCCCATACCCTTTGTCGCGGTCCGGTGAGCCGGCGTCTTCTTGTCCGCCCCGTGGCGTGGTTCCTGCGTGAGGCTGTGGAGCACCGTTTTTTGATGGGCGCCCTGGAGAAGTTCATCAGCCTGATGGGCAGCGAGTCTTTTACGAGTATTATCAGCTCGATCGATCGGGCGAACCCGATGAAGTTGAGAATGAGCCAAAGAAGGAAGGGGAGTTAAGGACCGAGTTTGAAGGTTCCCATAGCCCCTTCGGTTTTATCTGGAACATCGCGAGCGCCACGGGCTGGACGGTGGAGTACATCCTGGAGAAGGTGAACTACCAGACGCTCATCCTGATGCTGTCTGACGCCCCGCGTTATGTCCGCCGCCGGGTGAAAGCCGGTGATCCCGAAAATATTTCCCGTGGCGAGGTCGATCCGGAAGCCGCCGCCCGCGAAGCCGGTGACATAGTGAATTTTTTTCAAAGCAATTTAGAACTGTAAACGATGAAGCCCGTAGAAATTGAATTCCTGATGAAGGACAACCTGAGCAAGGGTCTTGACAAGGCTGGCCTGGCGGTTGATATCCTTGCCGAGAAGTCGGAGAAGGCCGCCGCTGCCATCAATGCCCGTATCTTGGAACAGAGGAAGGTCATCGATCGGGTGAATTCCGACCTGCAACGGATGGAAACGCAGCTTCAGAACATGAAGCCGGGGCCGGCACAGGCGGAACTTGCCGCCGACGTGACAGCCTGCCGCAAGGTTCTGGAAGAAGAGCGTGCGGCCCTTGAAAGGCTTGAAAAGGAACACCGCGAGGCGGAGAAAAGTGTCCGGAATCTCCGTAAGGAATACGAACGTATCTCCCTTGAGGAGGAACGCGCCGCGGCCGGTAGCAAGAGCCTGACCGACAAGATCCGGGAACAGAAGGAAGTCATCGGGCAGATTGAAAGCGACATCAAGTCGCTGGAGAAAGCCTACCAGGGGGCCGCTCCCGGGAAGGCCAAGGTGGCCGCCCTGGATGAACTGAACGCCGCGAAGAAGGCGCTTGAGGAGGAAAAGGGCGTCCTTTCCGGGCTTCAGGCGGAACAGGAGAAGACACGTGCGGGCAGCAAGCGTCTTTCCATGCAGCTGCGTGAGCTCCAGGACAGCATGGCCCGTATGCGCCTGGAAGGGAAACAGAACACTGAGGAGTACCGGAAAATGGCGCAGCAGGCCGCGCTCCTTTCCGACACGCTCGCCGACCTGAACACCCAGACGAAAATCCTCTCGAACGATGACGCGAATCTCCAGGGCTTCATGTCCGGTGTGAGCGGCCTTGCCGGGCTGTTCACCACCGCTACCGGCGCGCTGTCGCTTTTCGCCTCGGAGAACGAGAACCTGGCAAGGATACAGACCCGCGTCCAGAGCGTGATGGCCATCACGATGGGGCTTCAGCAAGTGTTCAATACCCTGAACAAGGATTCCGCCTTCCGCCTGGTGACGGTCGTGAAGATGAAGAACCTGCTGACGGCCGCCAATACCCGGCTGGCTGTCGCCCTGGGTATTTCCACCGGTGCGGCGCAGGCCTTGATGGCCACGCTTACGCTGGGGCTTTCGGCCGTTATCACGGGACTTGTCGTCGCCTGGGACAGATATTCCACCGCGCAGGAGAAAGCGGCGGAGAAAGCGAAAGAACGGGTAAAAATCGAGTCCGACGGCCGCGCACAGATGATCAAAACCCGTTTCGAGATCGAGAGCACGCTGGCGAGCCTGAAGAAGCTCACCGGCACGAAGGACGAGGAGAAGGCCAAGGTGGAGGAACTGAACCGCAAGTATGGCGAGAGTTTCGGGTATTACGACACGATCGCCCAGTGGTATGACATCCTTCAGAAAAAGGGTGAGAAATACATCCAGATGCTTTTCCTTCAAGCCAAGGTGCAGAGCCTGGTGAATAAGGCCACCGAGGCGGACGAGAAGGTGAACGAGATCAAGGCCAGCCGGCCGGAAGACGTGGACGGCTCGATGGGCTGGTTCGCACGCATGGGGCTTTACATGGCCCAGAGCGATTCGTACGGACGGGTGGACGCGCAGTCCATGATATCGGAGTATAACGAGAAGGCGAAGGAAAAGGCGGTACGTGAGGCCGAGGAAGTCCGCGACGGCTACCTGGCTGAAGCCCGGAAGCTCCAGGAGGAATATCTGGATATCGGTAAGGAGTTCGACCTGGGTGACCATGCAAAACCCGACCCGAATGCCGCCAAAAAGGAGCAACAGTCGGAAGAGCAGCGTGCCTCGGAACTTCTGAAGCTCCAGATGAAGAACCGCCAGGCAGAAATCGACCTTCTGAAGGAGAGCGGCGAGAAACGCCGCCGCCAGATCCGCCTGAACTATGACAAGGAGATCGCCGAGTTTGCCGCCCAGGAGAAGAAGTGGAAGGACGCGCAGAAGGGCAAACTGACCGATGAGCAGGAATTCACCCTGAAAGAGGCGCGTGAGAAGGCCGCGGCGGCACGTGACGGCGACCTGGCGAAGGTGACCAGGGAGGAGAACGATGCCGCCCGCCAGTCGATGCTCGACTACCTGAAGGAATATGGCACGTACCAGCAGAAGAAGCTGGCCATCGCCCAGGAATACGCGGAGAAAATCCGCAAGGCGCAGGAAACGGGCAACTATGGCGAAGTATTACGTCTCGGTCGCCAGCAGAAGGAAGAGACTGCTGCCGCCGAGATTGCCAGCCTGAAGGCGGATATCGACTGGGACGGCCTTTTCGGCAACTTCGGCGGGCTGCTTGAAGAGCAGCTGCGTCCCACGCTGGAAAAGTTGAGGAAATATGTCGCCTCCGATGAGTATAAAAACGCCTCCGCCGAGGACAAACAGGTGATCAGCCAGCTGATCGCGAAGCTGGAGGACCGGAGCGCGGGCGGTATCAACCGGAACATGTTCAGGGATGTCTCCCGTGACCTTGCCGCCTACCAGACGACGCTGCGTGACCTGACGGATGCCAAGGAAAGGGAGAAGGCGGCGGCCGATGAACTGGCGGCCGCCCAGGAGAGACTGAAGAAAGCCACGGAAAGCGGTGACCCTGCCGCCATAAAGGAGGCGGAGGAACTGGTCGCCACCGCCGGGGAGGCTTTCGACGCGGCCTCGGCGAGCGTGGCCGTCCTGACGGAGGCGAACGACAAGGCGGCACAGGACCTGCGCACGTCCAGCACGAACGCCGTTTCATCCCTTACCGGCCTTGCCGAGGGTCTCCAGAGCCTGAAGTCCGGTTCCCTTGCGGGCGTGGCCCAGGGGCTGGGCAAATTGGGCGAGGCGACGAAGAACATGGGCGGTGTGATGGGCAGCGTGGGCAGTACCCTTGCCGAGACGTTTTCAAACGGCGGCATCATCGGGCAGATCATCGCGGCGGTGCTTTCCATCCTTGACGTGCTGAAGGATGGCATCGGCTATATCGTCAGTTCCCTTATCGATTCCATTCTCGATGCGGTGAACGGCATCCTGAAGAATATCCTTTCCGGTGAACTGTTCACGCAGATCGGCAGTTCCCTGTTCTACGGGGTGAGGGATATCCTGGACACGGTGACCTTCGGCCTGTTCTCCTCGCACGGCAACGCCAAGGAGGTGAACGCGCTGGTGGACCGTCTGACCGAATCGAACAAGTACCTGACCACCGCCATCGAGAAACTGACCGACGAGATGGCCAGCTCCGGCGGCGCACGTTCCACCGAGTATTACCGGAGTGCCTACGACAAACAGAAGCAGAAAATCGAGAACGACCGCCAGATGCTGGAGGCGAAGATGGGGTATCACAGTTCGCACCACTCGAACAATTACTATATCGGCAAGGCCATGGGCAGCGGTGACTGGGACACGGTTTCCGCCTACCTGGGCAAATCGGTGCGGGATACCGGTTCCCTCTGGAGCCTTTCCCCCGAGGAGCTTGCCCGTCTCCAGGAACTTCCCGATATCTGGGAGAAACTCCATTCGGGCAAGTACGACCAGAGCAAATGGCTTGACGAGTACGTCTCTGACGCGAACACGCTGCTGGAACTCCAGCAGCAATGGCAGGAAGCTATTACGGACACCTCTTTCGATGGTATCCGCGGCGGTATGAAGGACCTCCTGAAGGATTTCGAGACGGACTCCAAGGACGTGATCGCGGGCGTGGACGAGTTCATGGAGAACGCCATCCTGAAGTCCATCGTGAACGGCACCTATTCGGACGAGTTGAAGAAATGGCAGGAGACGTTCGCGGAGTTCATGAGCGACGGTATCCTGTCAAAGGATGAAGCCGACACCCTTCGCGGCCGTTACAGTGATATTTTCGAGCGTGCCCGCGCCAAGAAAGAAGAGATGTTTGACACTGCCGGCATTACGGAGGAGGGGAAGTCCACGACGCAGACCGGCCGTGCCGGCGGTTTCTCGGCCATGTCGCAGGACCAGGGCACGAAGCTGGAGGGCATGTTCACCTCGGGGCTGAACCACTGGGTGAGCATTGACGAGAAGACCGAGGACGTGGCGGGCCGCATGGCCAGCGCCGAGGGCCACCTGGCAAAAATCGCGGAGAATACCGGTAAAAGCGCCGGTTTCCTTAGCGAGATAAAGGAAGATATAAAACGAATCATACGTGACGGACTAAGAATGAAATCATCATGAGCATGGAACCAATCATGGGCGGCCTGTTCCTTGTGAACGGCACCGATATCTGGACGGAGTACGGCGTATTCCTGACCGAAGAGAAGCGCGGCGGGCGTGACAACCTGAAGGCCATCCTTGCCGCGAGCAAGACGAAAGCACATACCGCCGTGGACATACGCGAGGAGAACGGTGAGAAATATTCCGACTGCCTGACAGTGGCCAACGAGGCGCGCGACATTACGCTGACCTTTGCCCTTTACGCCCCGACCAAAGGGGAGTGGCTGAAGAAATACATGTCCTTCATCTCCTTCCTGAAAACCGGCGACAAGGGGTGGCTCTCGCTGTATCTTCCGCAGCTGGACCTGACGCTGCGCGTACACTACCTGGAATGTTCCGGCTTCACGCCGCTGACCTACCTCTGGACGGAGGGCGTGCAGGCCGGCCGCTTCAAGGTGAAATTCCGTGAACCCGAACCTATCATTTAAACAACGCTCAAACACCATTCGAACATGCTTTTAACGGTATATGACAGCAATAGGCAGGCGAAAGCGGTCCTTTCCCCGGACGACAGCTCGACACAGGTGAAGGCGATCCAGTCGGACAACGTGCTGACGCTCTCCTTCACCCTGTACGAGTATGTGGCGCTGGAGGTGAACGACTACGTGGATTTCGAGGGCGAGCGCTACTGGCTTCAGGAACGGTACCTGCCGGACGAACGCAGCACGCAGGAGTGGAAATACGATGTGAAGTTCTACGGTATCGAGAGCCTGATGAGACGTTTTCTTGTCCTGAACGTGGTGGACGGCGACCCGGAACCGGTGTTCACGCTGACCGCCCCGCCGCGGGAACACATGGCCCTGATCGTGAAGTCCATTAATGACGGCATGGGCGGTGTCACCGACTGGAAAGTGGGCCGCGTGGAAGGCACCGAGAACGTGGTTATCGACTACGAGGGGAAGTACTGCCCCGATGCCCTGAAGGAACTCGCCGGCAAGGTGCCGGGCGCCGAGTGGTGGGTGGAAGGCCAGACTGTGAACCTCTGCCGTTGCGAACATGGTGAGGAGGTCTCCCTGGCATACGGGAAAGGCCTGACGGAACTCTCCCGCGACAAGGCCGACGGCGCGAAGTTCTACACCCGTCTGTTTCCGATCGGCAGCTCCCGGAACATTGACCCGGAGAAATACGGCCATAGCCGGCTACAGCTTCCGGACGGCGCTAAATATGTGGATGTGAACACGGAAAAGTACGGCATCCACCATCACTACGAGAAGGACGCCTTTGCGGATATCTATCCCCGTCGCGTGGGTACCGTGACTTCGGTGCGCAGTGCGCAGGTGACGGATGAGGACGGCCACCCGTTCGTGATCTGGTATTTCCGGGATGACACGCTGAACTTCGATCCCAACACCTACGAACTTGCCGGCAAGGTGAAACGCGTCTCTTTCCAGGAAGGGGGCGAACTTGCCGGCCTTGGCGAAGAAGAGGACGGCACCTACTATTTCGAGGTGAACTTCGACAGCGACACGCGCGAGTTCGAGATCATTACCATTTGGCCGTATGACGACGACACGCAGCTTCCCGGGGGGAATCTCATACCGAAAGCCGGTGACAGGTATATCCTCTGGAATATCCGCATGCCTGACGAATACTACGCGCTTGCCGAGGAGGAATACCTGACCGCGGTGAACAAATACAACGCGGAGAACGCCATCGACGTTTCCGTGTACAAGGGGCCGACGGACCACGTGTATGTCGAGCGTAACAAGATAGACCTTTATCCCGGCCGCCGTGTACGTTTGGAGAGCGCGGAATATTTCCCGGAAACGGGTTTCCGTTCCAGCCGTATCACGAAAATCACGCGTAAGGTGGCGCTTCCCTCGCAGGTGGACCTCGAAATCGGTGACGCGCTTTCCACCGGTGTGATGGAAAGCCTGAAGGGCAGTATCGAGGAGGTGAGGAATTATACGAAAACGGCCGGTTCGAACCTTCCCGATATCATAAGGAGCTGGGATAACACGCTTCCCACCGACAACAACCTTTTTTCGGCCCGCCGTAGCCAGGCCGAGCACCTGAGCAAGAAGAAGGCTGACCGTGCGAAAAAGAAAATCACCTTTGAGGAAGGTATCGGTATCGGTCAGGAGGAGAACGGCGGCATCGATGGCAAGGGCAACGCCGAACTGCTGACGCTTGTTGTGCGTGAGTTCCTGCGCAGCCCGAAATTCGTGGACGGCCTTTTGGGTGAGGGCTGGCGTCTGTGGATGGAGGACGCCCTTTCGCACCTTACCATCGACAAGTTGACGGTGCGCCAGGTCATGGTGGTGCTGGAACTGCTTATCGAGAAGGTTCGCAGCGTGGGCGGCCAGCTCTGTGTGTCCGCGGCCAATGGCAAGATAAAGACCGCCATCCTGGAGGACGGATTTTATAAAATCACCTTTGAGCAGGCGAATACCTTCCGGGCGCATGACCTCATGCGCTGCGCCACGTTTACCGGCGGGAACCTGAAAGGCTACTGGGTGGAGGTTGCCGGCGTGGAGGGCGATTCCATCCTCGTGGGTGTGGATGAGTTCGGAACTTCTCTTCCTGCCCCTGGTGACGAATGTGTGCTGATGGGTAATACGGAAACCCCGTTGCGCCAGAACCTGATCCTGATATCCGCCACTGAGGACGGGCAGCCCCGCATGGACGTGATGGACGGTGTGAAGGCTAAAAACTTCACCGGCTGCCTTCGCGCGCGCCTGGGTAACCTGGACGGTATCAGCGATGACTGGTTCCCCGCTGACAACCAGCCGCACGGCAACGGTCTTTATAGTGACAACGCCTACCTGCGCGGTACGTTCCTTTTAGTGACGGGCGAGGATATCAAGACAAAGTTTGAGATTGTCGAGGGACGTATCACCAGCGTGGTGACCGCTCTGCGGAACGACTTCGCCACGGAGAAAGGCTACCTGAACAATCCGTCGTTCGATGCCGGTCTGGAGAAATGGAACACGGAAAACGAGACGGTGTTCTTCCTTGTGGGCAACCGGTGGATCTGGGCTAACGGTAACGTCCTGACAAAGAAGGGTGACAGCGCAAGCGTGACCGAGGATGACGGCCGTACGGTTGTCCGCATCCGGAACAAGTACATCCTCCAGAAACGTGAGAACCTGAAAAGTATCCCCTCCATGCCTGAGAACGACAACGGGGAGAAGAAAGCCGTCCCGGTGTTTCTGACCTTCTTTTACCGTTGTGCCAAGGCCGGCACGCTGCGTGTGGAGTTTGTGGGTGTGGATAAGACAGGCTTTGCCAATTTCAACTCGATGGAGGTGGAAGAGGAACTGTCTGCAACTGATGGCTACGTACAATATACCTGTAGCGGTTTGTGGAACGGTACGGGAGACTTCAAACTGTCTTTTACCGGTGACATCTACCTGTACATGCTTATTCTCTCGACTGACCGCGTTGAATCCCTGGCGCACCGTTATAAAACTCTTTTCGAGCAGTCGGAACGTCTTGTGAAGATATCGGCCGCTGTTTTTGACAGGGACGAGAATTTCCTGCAAGAAACCGGGCTTGTTGTGAAACCGGAAGGTGCGGGTATTTATGCCCAGGATGCTGACGGAAAACTGGCGCTTATTGGCGTGAGCGTGGACGAGACGGATGCTGACGGCAACCGTGTCAGCGTCGTAAAATTGACGGGTGACCATATCAAACTGGAGGGACTTGTGACGGCCAACCAGAATTTCAAGATTCTGGCAGACGGCAGTATCGAGAGCCGGAACGGCAAGTTTTTCGGTGAGATACAGGCCGACACCGGCAAGATCGGTTATTTCTCTATTGACAGCCAGGGGCTTTATTACGGTGACCTGTCCAAATGGACCGACCCCAGTTACAAGCAGGAACTGGCCGCCATCCGTCCGGGGCTTATCCGGTTACAGTCCGAGGAAGGCTATTTTTCGCCTGGTGATATCGCCAATGTCAAGGTGGCCATCGGCAACGGAGCCGATCCCACTCTTGCGGGTTCTTCATCACTCTGCAATTGTGCCGGGTATTTCTACCGTCAGATGAATCCCTCTTTGGGTGATTATTATCTTCCCGCTGTAAAGATCATCAGTGACAACGTGATAAACCGTGACGTTGCCCTTTATACGGAAGGCGCCATCGTCTGCCAGGGCGGCCTTCTTTCTTCCGGCCACTTTAATGACGCCAACTCGGTGACCGTGCTGGACTTTTCTTTCGGTACCACACAGCTGATATACAACACCGTGAAACGGTATGTCTATCTTCCCACGCTTTCCATCATGAAGCAGGTGATGAACTCCACCGGTGTGTTTGCCGTGTTCGTGCGTCTGGTTGCCCGTTATGAGAACAGCCAGAGTTTTCTGGTCACTTTCCAGAACGGGCAGTCCTCGCTGTATTTCCGTAACAACAACGGCGGGCATTATGGCAACGAGATAGAGATGGCCGCCGGTGATGTCCTGGAACTGTTGCTGATTTATGACGGCGGTAACTATTACGCGCAAGTATTGGATCGTAAAACATAAGAATTATGGTAAGAATCAATTTCAAACAGTTGCCGGTTTATACCGGCATATCCCGTAAGGAAACGGTAACGGGTGACGCCCGTGAGTCATTTGCCGATGTGCTGTACACCCGTGTAAACGGTGTCCGCGCCAAGAACCTCGCCCTTAAGATATTCAATAGCGAGGGTGATATGGAGCTGGACTCCGAGGACGAGAAACTGGTGCGTTTTGCCGCCGTGAACCTTTGTGTCCCTTCCGTGGGCGACGCTATTATCGATATGCTTGATACGAGTAAAGAAGAAATAAAGGAGGAATAATTTATGGCACTGACAGAAACAGAGAAGAACGAATTGAAAAAGGACATCCTGAACTCCATCAAGTCGGAGAGCCAGAGTGTCGATGAACTGGTCGAGGTCACTTCGCTGGACAATATCAAGAGCCTTCCGGCAATGCGCGGGCAGGATGTCGTGCTTGCGCCGGTGGCGTTGCTGCGGAAACCGGCGGAAGACGCGGCGGCTACGGCGAACGCTGCCGCCACGAAGGCCAATGATGCCGCGACCGGCGCCACCAATGCGGCCCAGACTGCGACGAACGCCGCCGGTACC